GGTGGCTTGGTTGACGGTAACCAAGCTGGCGATGCCGCATCGTCGGCGGCAGGTGCTGCGAACGCTGGAGCCCAGTCAAGTATTGACCTTCAGCGCCGAATGTACGAAGAAGGTGTTGCGCGGCAACAACCTTTTTACCAAGCTGGCGTCAATGCGCTCCCAGGCTACCTGTCAGGCATCGGGCAAGGCGGCGACTTGGTGCGCGGGTTTACGCAAGCCGATTACCAAGCTGACCCAGGTTACGCCTTTCGGTTGTCCGAGGGTCAGAAGGCGCTGGACCGACAAGCTGCCGCCCGTGGTGGCTTGATCTCAGGCAGCGCCTTAAAAGCGGCTCAACGGTTCGGTCAAGACATGGCGTCTCAAGAGTTTGGCAACGCCTACAACCGGTTCCGAGACACTCAGGGTTTGCAGCGCAACGCATTGGCAGGCGTCGTAGGGTTTGCACCTACTGCCGCTGGTGCTATGAGCGCATCGGGTCAAAACTACGCATCTGGCGCAGGCCCGCAGATGTACCAGCAGGGTGTGAACACTGGTAACGCCATGATTGAAAGCCAGCGGGGTCGTGCGTCTATGTACGACACCCTCGGTAGCTCCCTTGGTAAATATCTGAACACAAGTGGCGGGTACAACTACGGCGGGTTTGGTGGCGGCAGCGGCACGTTTGGCGAAGGAGATTACTAAAAATGGCTGAACTAAACTTCAACCGCCTCTCAAACGCTGGCTTCATGTCGGGTTTTGATAGAGGTCAAGAACAGCGCCGTGAGCAGGAAAATAAACTTGCTGAGCAGCAACTCAAACAGCAGGCCAACATGCAAGCGCAGCAATTTAACGCGCTGAAGATGCAAGGTTATCAGGAAGACCGAACATCAAAATTGCGGGCTGAAAAAGCTGCGTTGTTTCGTGACAGCATCCTTCGTGCTCCTGACCCTAACACGGCACGCGAGGCAATCAAACGCCAGTACGCTGACCCAGACCTTGGCCCGTTGCTCCAACAGACCCTTCCTCTTGACGCCGCGCTGTCTGAAATTTCAGATGACCCAGTGGAATTTAAAAAATACCAAGATCGTGAGGCTTTGGGAATTGAGGGTTACGCTAAATCGCAATTGCCAAAGGTGGCAGGTAACGCTGTGTACAACCCAGCCACAAACTCGTTTTTGACAGCGCCCCGCGAGGTTATGCCCCCTGCACCCAGCGCACCTGTTGCTGTCATGGGTGCAGACGGCAGACCTCAATATGTAAGCCGTGAACAAGCCCTCGGCATGACACCGTTTACACCCGCTTCTGTCAAGTTTATTGGCGGTGGCGCTGGTGGCGCGGGTGCTCCCCCTGCGTCTAAGCCGATGACACCGGTTCAATCTGCAAAAAGGCGCGATCAATTAGGCAAAGAGTTTAAAACTGCCCAAAATGCGTTGCAGACAACTCAGGACGTTCTTGACTCAATTGCGTTTGTCAAAGCTGAACCAGGGTTGTCCAGAGCCACAGGCTTTACCGGAACACTCCTGCCGTCAATTCCCGAAGGTGCTGCCGCATCGGCTGAGACACGATTGAAGAACCTTGAGGGCAAGATTACAGCCCTCGGCAAAGCTCAAGCTGCGTCAACCGGCGCAATTGGTTCTATTGCCAACCAAGAATGGAAAATTCTTGCGGATCAGATTGCAGCGATTGACCGAACCAAGGGCACTGGACCATTGCTTAAGCAATTGGAGCTGGTTGAGGCGCAAGCACAAGGCGCTATGGAACGAATGAAAGATGCTTATCAGCGTCAGTTTGGTGACGATTTTGAGCAGTTTCCTCAGTTTGCCGACTTGCCCGCGCCCAAGTCAACATTTGCGCCAAAAGCGCCCGCTGGTGGTAAACCTGCTGCCGGTGGCGGACTCAGTGCAGCCGAACAAGCCGAGTTGGACCAGCTTCGTAAACGATTCGGAAAGTAAGCCATGACACCTCGTGAAGAACTGGCAGCACTGCGCCGCGTGGCTGAACTGGAAGCGAAAGCTGCCGGTCAGCCAATCGCTCAACCCCAAGCCCAAACAAGTGAGCCGTCAACACGTCGAAAAGTTGTTGAGTTCATTACGCCAACAGTTGAGGCATTGGGTACAGCAGGCGGTGCGGCTTTAGGCGCGCCAGCAGGGCCGCTGGGTATGCTGACGGGCGCTGGTGCAGGCTTTGCCGGTGCCAAAGAGTTGATGCGACTGGCTGCGGGAGATGCTGGCAACGAGACCCTGCCAGAGTCAGCTACACGGCAAGCCAAGAACATACTTGAAGGTGCCACAATGGAAGCCTTCGGTCGGGGCATTGTTGCACCTGTAATTGGTAAAGGTGCCGAGTACGCCAGCAAACTGAAAAACGTTAAACTGGACCAGTACATCAAAGCGATTGGCGATAAGGGTGATGAAATCGTCAACGCCTTGCGCGGGAAAACACAAATCGTCCCAGGCACAGCACCAACAGCCGGTGAGGCCGCCGCACCCGCTGGCAGCGTGGGTCTGTCGGTGCTGCAAGCCCGGGCTCGTCAAGTACCCGGTGCTGCGGACACTTACGCCTCAATGGAGTCGCAAAACATCGCGGCCCGTCAAGCCCAAGAGGCCCGTGCAGGCGCTAAGTTTGACGCTGCCAAGCAACGCATTCAAGGCAAGATTGACCGAGGTCTTGTAAACATTACCCCCGGTGAAGCCGGTAGTGCATTGATTGATGCAGCGCGTGCCGAGCAGCGGGCTGTCAAGTCAAATGTGATTCAACCTGCATACAAGGCAGCGTTCGATGCAGCCGGGGACGCCAAGATTGACGTGTCCAAGGTTGTCAGCGAAGCCGAGCGCATTCTTGATCGCAAGCTGTCCGAGTTTGCTACTGAGACAGCGCCTGACACCGTGCGCAAGTTGCGCAGTTTTGCACCCAAGGTGCCGGAAATGGAGGCAGTGCCAATTGGCAAAGCTGGGTTCAAGACTGCAAAGCCACCAGCACCTCCTCAAGCAACCCCTCAGGCAACCTTGTTGCAACTCGATGATGTACGCAAAGCCATCAATGCGGACATCGCAGCCGCCAGCACCAGCAACGCGCCAATGGCTGCAACAACGCTGAAAAATCTGCGTCAGTTGCACAGTGCAATTGACGATGCTGTGAAGGCCAGCGACACCTTGTCAGATGATGCCAAGACCCTGTACCAAGGTGCTCTTGACGCATACCGCACACAGTACGCACCTCGTTTCAAAGAAGGCATCAACGCCAACTTGTTTAAGCAAACAGGTTTGAAGGAAACAAAGATCAAGCCTGAGGATGTGGTCAGCAAGTACTTCCAACCAAAGGGTGAAAGCGAAGCCAAGGATTTTCTGCGACTGTTCGGGAAGAACCCAGACGCCTTGAAGATTGCAAGAACAGGTATTGAGGATTTGTACCGCCGAGAAGTGACAGACGCAGCAGGTCGAGTGACAACTGATTCTCACGCATCGTTCATGAAGAAGTACGCAGAACCGTTGAAGATTCTTGACGATGCTGGCATGAACATCACGCAGCGTGTGGGTGTCGTTGCAAAAGACGCAGCACGACTTGCCAAGATTGAGGAACTTGCAAAAGCAAGCGGTAACAAACTCGGACCTCCATTGCCAGCCGGTGCCAACGCTTTGGCTGTTGAAAAGCGAATTGGTGAATTGACTAAGGGTTTAACCCCTGACCAACTGAACCAAGTTAACGCTGTTCGTCAAGACTTGCTGCGCGAGGGTGAGTACCAACGACTTGTGAAGTCCGGCGCTGACGCTGGCGCTGACTTGAGAAGTCTTGCAACCAAGGCGGGTAAAGAATCTGGCTTACCTTTGCCCAACTTCATCTCTGTGCCGATCACCATTTTCAACAACGTGGTCAAGCGACTGGCGTTGAGAATGGACGACAGGATTGCGCTGGAGATTGCACGGGAGTTGACCAACCCTGCAATTGCTGCCGAGCAGATTGAAGCTGCGATGAAGTTGCAAGCATCTCGCGCTGCCGCAACTTCAGGCACCGGTAACGCTTTAGCACTGGGTGCAACTCGGGCGCTGGGGGCAGAAGCATCAAGACGCGCAGAACCAGTTAACCAAAACGCCCTTGCTCGTTAAAATACAGAATCTATCATCATGGAAGTATCAGACATGGCCGAGATCGACCCTGTGAAATATGGTGTGCTCTGGGAGCGCGTTCAGAACTACGAGCGCCGATTTGACGAGATGTCCAGCAAGATGGACAAGATGGAGGCCAACGTCGAGAAGCTGGTGGCCCTTGCCAACCAGGGGCGCGGTGGGTTCTGGGCAGGCATGGCCTTTGTCTCGTTTGTCTCCAGCGCCATCGGGTTCGGCCTCAGTTGGCTCAAGGGCCACTGATCGTGTTCTCCCTTGGCCCACGCTCCAAGCAACGCCTGAGAGGGGTTCACCCTGATCTGGTCAAAGTGGTTGAGCGTGCCATCAAGATCACCGATGTGGACTTCACAGTGCTTGAGGGCTTACGGACACCCGAGCGTCAAAAGGCACTGGTGGAGGCCGGGGCCAGTCAGACGCTCAACAGTCGCCACCTGACGGGTCACGCTGTTGATCTGGGTGCTTGGGTCGGGGATGAGGTGCGGTGGGACTGGCCGCTGTACCACAAGATCGCAGCGGCCATGAAAGAGGCGGCCAGGCTGGAAGGTGTCAGGATTGTCTGGGGCGGCGACTGGAAAATGCGTGACGGCCCACATTTTGAGCTTAATCGCAAGTTCTATCCTCAATCACCTGCCGGATGACTTTTCCAATGCGCTGCATCTCGTCAAACGTAAACCGATCACCGCGTGCAAAGTTGCATGGCGCACATGATGGCGCAACATTGCTTTTGAGGTGTGGTTGGCCGTTGTCAATTCTGTCCAGTCCGCGTGGCATATTCGTAGTTCCGCAATGAACGCACGGCTGAACAATCAATGCCAAAACTTCTGCCGTTGTCATGTCGCACGCATCAATTCGTTCATATGCTTTTCGCAGAAAAACAGCGCGACCTTTATCCGTTTTGCCATATTTCTGGTTGCGTGCTTTTGCTTTGGCGCGCTGCTCGTCAGTCATTTGACCCCATCGGTCGCTGCGATTATCTCGACCGCGTTTGCGTTCACGATGGCATTCGCGACATTCGTAGGCCAAGCCGAGTGGTCGGCTTTTATCGCGCATAAAGAAGTCGGCAGTTGCTTGAAAAACTTGACCGCATCGGTGGCATTTACGAGTCGTAGATGTGTTTTGAAAATTGTTGGTCATTCCCCAATTATACAGACGTTCCCCACAAATAGGAAATCCCCATGATCTGGCAAGCACTCATCCCGGTCATTGGTGGCATCTTGGAAAAGGTGCTCCCAGACCAACAGGCGGCAGCAGACGCCAAGATCAAACTGCTTGATCTGGCGCAGCGCGGCGAGTTGGCTATGCTGGATGCGGAGACCAAACTCGCATTGGGCCAACTTGACGTGAACAAGGTTGAGGCGTCCACCGATATGTTCCGTGGCGGCTGGCGTCCGGCAACCGGCTGGGCCTGCGTTTTCGGTCTGGTGTACCAGTTCCTTGTCCAGCCGCTTTTACCCTGGTTGCTGGCCGTTCTGGGCGTCTCTGTGCCACCGTTGCCACCCATCGACAATGAGACGCTGATGGTCTTGCTCACTGGCATGTTGGGCTTGGGTGGCCTGCGCACGTTTGAGCGCATCAAAGGTAAGGCTTAGGACCAGTGGGCAGCACAGGCCGCAAGGAACCCCATCCAGAGCATCCCGAACACCCCCAGCAGTACCCAGTAGGTCAGCTTCTTCAACTGGTAGCGCCAGACGCTCGGCGGTAGTGGGTCGGCAGCTCTCATGACAGGCTTGGCCTTCGCTACTCGGGCAGGGCACTCTCGGCCTTGGTTGCACCCATAGTTGGTGCAATAATCATCGCAATAGTTCATACAACGGCTCTCGCTTTCTTGTGGTTGATGTCTTTGATGATTTCGTGCAGGGCTTTCTCCATCTGCGCGACTGTGCAGCGTTCAAGCTGCGCGTCATGAATCTCCATGACGGTGTTAGCGGCGGTCAACTCGGCACCGGTGAACACAAACCTGTCACCCTTGGCAACGCCCCTCTTGCACATTGTGAGCAGCGCATCCTGACCCGCCCTGATCTCTTGCGACCAGTCCTTGCCCAGTGATGCGTCAACCCTCGTCAGCGCCTCGGTGACGTTGAACGCCTCAATCAGCACGTCCATGTCTTTTCGAGTGGCAGTGCCCTCCACCACGCAGCGCAGCGCCAAGTGGTTCTTGATTCGCACGTTGCTCATGACCTCGGTGGCCGTCAGCACGGGCTTCATGCCTGCAATGACCCAGTTGAGTGGGTCGAGAAGTTGAGCCTTGGGTCGGTACTTGCTACGCTTTTTCATCCGACTTCCTCTTGATTTGCGCCTGTGGTGGCTCATTAGCAAGCCAAACCGTGTAGCTCTTGGTGCGGTGGTCTTTCAGTTGTCTAAAAGACACTTTACCCTTAAGACCCTTGTTATCTAAGAATCGCTGCATTGACCTTCTGACGCTATCAAACTCATGTTCTGGTACTAAAAGCGCCTGTTTGAAGTCGAGCAGGGTCATAAATTTGGCGTCATGCTGCGTTTCTCCCTTGCGCTTTGTGCTGACTTGAGGGATCGGGACAAACCGAATTACTTCTTCACCAGTGAAGATATTCTTGACTGGTGCGAATCGAGTTACTGTCATGTGTTCTTCTCCTTGAGTTCGGCTTCAATGACGTTTATTAAATTCATGATGTGTCGATGTTTTGGTTCGTCCGGCATAAGTTCAACCCATTCTTGCTTCTCCTCATCCGTCAGCCCAACCCATTGCCGCTGTGCTGTCTCTTTGTGTGCTGCATCTCTGTTTTTTCTCGCCTCAATACGGGCAAACACACGCTCATCTTGTTCAACGCCAATGTCCTGCACAGGTGCTGCGGGTTTGTAATGACACAGCCCTGTGCTGCACACGAACTCTTGTGCGGGTGGGGTGGCGTAGAGTGGGGAAATCGTCCAACCAAAACTTTCCAATTGATCGGCTGATTGGCCGATATTTGTGAAACGCACATTTCCATTTTTACTCTCTGCCATCCACGCCACAGGCTCCTGCGCAGGTTGCTCCAAGGCTTGCTTGATGGCGTAATATGCAGCGTGCTGCTCTGTGTGACCTGCATCCGTGTCCATCCAAGGGGACAACGCCTCAAGCGCCATCTTCAATGCTTCTTTGCTCATAACAACCCCAATTCTTTTAACGCAGCCTGCAACCCAGCCAAGCCGCCAACGCGCTGACCACCGATAAAAATCTGAGGCATCTGGCGGATGCCTTGGTGGGTCTGAATAAACGCCGCCATCACTGTCGGGTCATCAACGCTGTACTCGTGATACCCGATGCCCTTGTCGTTTAAGAGGCGTTTTGCAGCGGTGCAGTTGGGGCAGTTGCTTTTGGAGTAAATGACGATTTGCATAATTTTCCCTTTAGATCACACAGTGGCTGTGTAGTTTTCGTTTTGCTTCCAAATAAGCTTGGTGCGCCTGCTCTGGTGTTTTGAAGTAACCTAGAGATGTGTTTTTCCCGGCAACGCAAATTTGCGCTTTCCATGTCTTTGTTCTCCACCAGTAAATCACACCAAGAAAACCAGACTTGTTGTTTGATTGAGGTCTCCGCTTGTTTTGACTGTTTTGCGATCTGTTTGCAATACGCAGGTTGCACAATCTGTTGTCATCGGTTTTCCCGTTAACGTGGTCTACTTCAGCAGAAGGCCATTCGCCGTGCGTGTATAACCATGCAAGACGATGCGCCAAATGCAGCTTTTTGTTGATGCCGATCTGAACGTACTTTCTGCCATTTATGGTTCCGGCTTCCCGCCAAGGGAGACCCCCTCTCGCACCAAATCGCCAACGAAATATTCCTGTAGTTGCATCGTAATGCACAACGGACTTTAAAAAATCTTGGTTCATTCTCCCCTCGCTTTCAGCATGGCATCGGCTACTTTGTAGGCCCGTGCAGCAGCCCAAGCAAAATCATTTTCATGTATGCCATCAGTCATATCTGCTGCCATCGCCTTTGCTGCGAAGTAGTCGCGCAGGGTCATGCCGCCCTCGCCGTGGTTGATCTCATCGTTTGGGTATGTGTAGGCAGGGAATGGAAACGCTGGTCCGCCTGTGTTTGTGGTGCTCATGCGTCCTCCCATTTTTGCGAAACACTGCACCACTCGACCGGGTGGCAGTCAATGATGATGTAGCCAGCCACGATGTCATCCACTTGGCCGCCAAGCTGGTAGTACGCGCCGTCTTTGATGCCCAGCAGGTACTCGTCGGGCGCAAGTTCAACCGTCACCCTGCGGCCTCGCTTGAGCGTTGCCACTTCGTCTTTGATCGTTTTCATTTTGAACCTTTCGGCCATCCGGCTTTTGCAAAATCAGCAACGATGTTGGCGATAGCGGGCAATGTCTTGCACGCTGCCGCTTCATCGGCGGGCAGGTACTTTTCAAATTCGGGCAGCATGGTGACCAGCGCCTTGCGTGTGGTGCATGAGTTAACCGCGCCCGTCAGCTTTTGCTCCAAACCCCGTAACATCTTTTTTTCGGCTTCTGCGTTATCCATCAGCACACGCAACGCCGCAGTGACGTCTGGCGACGGTTGGTAGTTGGTCCCGTGCGGCTCAAAAACGGTGACGGAGCTAAACACGCCACGGCCAAACCAGTAACTCGATGTACGGATGCAGAACCGCAGTTCTTTGTTGCGGGCCAGCGGTTGGACTATGGCGGGTAGCTTGCTGATCGAGTCCTCGATGACCAGCTTGCGGGCTTGCGCCTCAAAGTCCTCGGGCTTGGGGACGTCCTGCATGGCCGCGCGGACAAACGCCTCGCGGATTGTTTTGGTAAGTCTCATTTCTGTGGTTCCTTCAAGGTTGCGAAAATGCTTTTCCCACATCGTTTGCATTCAAAGATGTAGTGATTGGGTGCGCGGTACTTAATGGCGAAGAAACTCGGCTCCCATCGGTGTTTGCAGTTAGTCATCTTCATCCTCCATGGCTACGTTGATGATGTTGTGTTTGAGGATTTCCATGATGCCAAGCACCTCCACAGCCAGCAATTGCCCGTCGTATCGGTGGATTACAGCGTGGAGTTCGTCATACAACTTAACGGCTGTCTCTCGATGGAACGGCCCCATAAGTATCTTAGAGCCGGTCATGCCTGCCCCCTTGCTCGGATGGCGGCTATGTCTTCGTCTGACAATTCCGCTTCCTCCATTTCAAGAAACATACTCACGTCATTACCTGTGAACATATCTTGAGAAACCTCAGCGTATTTCTTAGCGGCATACAAAACGCCAGCACGAAATGCGTTAGCTTGCTCATCAACACGGACAGAATCAATAAGGCGTTGAAGCGATTCGGAAGACATCACGTATTCAACATCACAGTTCTTGTTTTGTTGCGCTCGTCCACCAGCCTTACGGGCCATTTCGATTGCGTCTCTCATGCGTTTCTCCTTGAGTTTTCTATCTGCGCAATCAACGCAGGGTTTCGCCATGCCATCAAGATAACCTCGTTGGTAAGCAGCCTTGTTGCTTTCAGCCACCACCTTGGGTATGCACCCATGCTTGAGACAGTGCGCCACGGTCTCGCATTTATCGCACAGCCCAGGCTTCGGGGTGCATGTGTGGATGTCCCAATCGTTTGTACCAACGGTTTTACCGCATCGGTTGCATGTAGTCATTTGGACACCTCACGCATCTCCCAGCCCAGCAAGAACATGGGCCAGCGCACTTGCAAGCCGGGGTTCAAGTACTTGCCTGTTGGAGACTTCTCAAAATCATCATGTCCTTTGCCGCGCATCACGGCCTCAAACACTCGTTGTGCTTGGCTCATGACTGCACCTCGTCCATTGTTTTCTTGAGAAACCAGCTTAGTCGTGCGATCTTGCCTTTGTGAAACTCAACCATTGCAGCGGCGTACTCCTGCGCCGTGTGTGCAGCGAGTAACTCGCGCCGGGACTCCTCAAGCTCCCGTAGCGCAATGGACTCGGGACTCGGTGGCGCGTACAGCGACTGGACAATTTGAACTAACTTCATGACATTTACTCCGGTTGTTGGTGTGACACAAGTGTATCACGCTTCTTTGACAAATACACCTTCTTTTGTCAAATGTCCCTTGCGATCCTTGATTTCGTTGTACGCACCCTTGAGGCACTGAGTCAAGTCAATGTCCATCACAGCGCACACCATGATCAAGGTGACCACGATGTCGCCCACAGCATCCTTAATTTCGTCAGGGTTCTTCTTGTTGATGGCGTCAAGCAGCTCAGTGGTTTCCTCCAGTGTCTTGATGGCCTGCGACATCGCTGTAGCGTTTTGCACGATGCCACGGGCCTCGCCCCACTGCACCACTTTCATCTCGTATTCTGCGTAACTCATTTCAATGTCCTTTTGATTGTCGATATTCTTTGATTGCCTTGCGCAACCCTGCTTCAGTTGATGCCTTGTCGTCCAGCGCCAAAGCCTGTGCTTGGTCCAAGGTGGCTTGGCACAAGATGCGGTGACAGATCACCGGCACCCCTTGACCCTGGCGGCGCACCCGGGCGTTGAACTGAGCGTAGAGGTCAAGTGACCAGTTGAGGCCGAACCACACAAGGATGTGTCCGTTGGCCTGCAACCCGTCAATCCCGTGACCCATTGATGCAGGGTGCCCAATCATCAAGGAGCAGTCGCCAGTCTTCCAGCGGTGCATGGCGTTGGTCAACGATGCCTCGCTCTTGCAATCGGTCAGATTGATCGGGTCCAAGTGCTTGAACCTCTCCATGATCCTGGCGGCATCTGACCTGTAGGCATACGAGCACAGGATCGGTGACCCGTTGGCCTCGTCAATGATGTCCTCAAGAGCGTCCAGCTTCAGGTCATGCACTGGCTCCCACAACGGCATCCCTGGCACTGGGTACATTGCGCCGTTGGAGAACTGGAGACACTTGTTGGTCAGTGATGCCTGATTAAACGCCTCCACCGTAGTACCGCTGTCAAGGGTCAGGAAAAACTCTTTCTCCATCCTCTCGTACATGGCCCGCAGGGTGTCGGGCATCTCGATCTCAATGTTGTTGACCATGAGGTCGGGCAGCGGGTTGTAGTCCTCTGCGCTCATCTCAAGCGTGATGTCCCCGATCAACTTCTTGATTGTGTCCTCGGTGTCCTCGTAAGGAATCTCTTTATACGGTCCTGCCTTGCGGTAGAACCGGGTGCGGAACGCTGTCTTGCTGGTGCCTAGGCGCTCACCCCTGTCCACCACAAGGAACTGACCATGCAGGTCTTTGTACCCGTTGGAGGCCGGGGTGCCTGTGAGGCCCGTGGTCCAGTCGAATTTGTCAGCGATCTTGCGAAACGCTTTGACACGGTTCGTGGCGCTGTTCTTCATCTTGCTGATCTCATCCCACACGATGCCGTTGAAGGGCATCGGGCGATCCTTCTTGACGAAGTAGGTCTGAAGCGTTTCAGAGAGCCAGCCGAGGTTTTCGTAGTTGATCATGTAGATGTCAGCGGGGCGCAGCAGGGCGCGGGTGCGCTGATCCTTGGTGCCCGTGATCATGCTGAACTTGAGGTGTCCTGTGTGCTGCCACTTCGCAGCTTCTTGACGCCAGACCAGACGGATGACTCGGATCGGAGCCACGATGATCACGCCGCGCAGGAACTGGGTGCGGATCAGGTGGGCCAGACTGGTCAGTGTGATCACGGTCTTGCCCAGACCCATGTCCAACCACAGCATCGAGTGCGGGTGGGTGCACTGGAAGTTGACAGCTTTTTGCTGGTAGCCGTGGAGTAAGTCAGGTGTCAGCATTACTTCACCTCGCATGTGAATCCGCAATCTGCGGGCATGTCTACTTTGAACCGTCCACGATTGGGTGCCAACTCGTCCAAGTACACCGGACCGTTTTCGTCCTTGTTTACCGCGTGACCAATAAACCTTTCCAACTTTGCCATTTTGTGAAATTGGGTTGGGAAGTCCTTGCGAATCTTGTTCCAATAACCCATTCCACCCTTCACGCAACCAATGCAGTTGTTGTTGGAGTACCCAAGGTGATACATCGCTGGCAGCTTCAAACCCAACCGGGTCAGATGCGCGTAGCAATCTTGTTTGGTGATACCGTTGTCAATCAAAAGAAAGTCCTGATTGACATCGTTGTTACCGTCAATGAATTTATCAGCGCGATCTTGTTCTTCAGCGGTATACCCGAACACTTGGGTGTCCGTAGGGCGCTGGTATGACTTGCGCATGTCCTTCTTTAAAATCATGGTGCAAGGTGCGCCAAACTGATTCTTGATGAACCCACGCTTTGTGAACACGTTGTAGATGGACCCTTGGTGCTGTTCATCCCGGATGACTTTGACAGGGATGCCAGTCACACGAGTAAAGTCATCAAGGAACCGAAGGTTATCTGGGTGTTCTTCTTCCACCCGGCAATAAACAGCCTCAATGTCGCCATACTTGATGGCAGCAAGGATTGTGGCAACCGCACTGGCGGCACCGCAGGAGAACCATGAAATGACCCGTGGTTTGGTAGGTGTCAGCATCCCATCACCATCACGTCAATCATCAGCTTACCCTCGGGCACATTGTCAATCACGAACACGTTGACCATCTGCTGCCTGAGCTTGTCGTGCTCCCGGTACTGCGCTGGCGTGGGCACCTGACCCTCGCGCTTGAACTCGCAGAACCACATGCGCCCATCGGGTCCGATGAACAGTCGATCAGGCACAGCGGCACGGGCTGGACTGGTGAACTTGTACGCCAGCACACCTTTGGACTTGGCGTAGTCGCAGACCTTGGCTTCAATTTGTTTTTCCAGCATCACCGTACCCCACGATCATCAAGCCACAGCATAAACAGCAGGCAGCACCCAGCGTGAGCCAGATGGTGCAGACCACTCTCAGGGTCTTTGGTTTCACCAGCACGCCACGCATGGACATGACGCATCAGCGCATCGTAGTAACGATCTGGACCACGATCAACGTGTTGCCAATTGTTCTCTGCATATTTTGCAGCGCCAAACTCCAGCACCAGAATGATTTGATGAATGGTGCCTGATGGAAGAAGGCTCCAGCGATGTTTTGCACCATCGAATTTCATACCTTGGGTCATTTCAAACTGAGGCAGAGTTTCTCTACCTCCCTCACGTAGTAGTCAAAATCAACTGGCAATTTGCCAGCATCCCGGATGTCGTTGCAGGGCTGCACGCCCCATCCCGACTCAACGCCAATCTTGCGCCACACCTCAGGTTTGGCTTTCAGGGGCGGCATCCACTTGAACAGGCGACCACCACCCTTGGCGATGTAGTACCGGGTCGTGTTCTGAAGCTGTGATGCCACACCATCGTGTTCGATTGCCAGATAGCTGGAGCGCGGCACCTTGGTGCGCAGCATGAAGTCCATGATGTCGGGCCACTGCTCCACCGTCTCACGGATCGGGGCACCTTCAACCAACACCTTTTCGGCCACCTTGGCGATGACCAGAGCACCGTGGTTCTGGTGCCACTCCATGTCGTATTCGTAGGCACCTTTGCGCTTGGTGCTGCCGTCCTCAAACACCCCGATGTAGTTGTTGACATCGCGGATCATCATCGCCTTGTAGATGGCTTCTTCAAGGTTCAGCTTGGTGCGCTGCTGCCACGCTGCACTGGCGGCATCCACCAGATACTTGTTGGCCCGAGGCACCCGCACAGTCAGGCCGTCCGTGTTCACTTGGATCAGGCGCAACCCTTCAATCTGCATCAGCCCTTCAGCCAGCAGGCACAGCAGCAGTTGACCGTTGAGCGTAATGCTCATGGTGAACAGAGGATCGTAGAACACGCTGAACCGGCTGTTGCTGTCACCGTAGACACCGTTGAGCGCCAGCTTCATCATCGCTGATTCGGCTGACTTCTTGGGGTATGTCTTGCGCTGCTCAAACAGGTGCTGGTAGATGCTTACGAAATCCTTACCCAGATGTGCAGGGTAAACCCCGTTCGTTATAGCCAGATTCGGATAGTAAGAAGTGACATCAAGATCAACAATGACATATTCACTGTCAGACTCGGTGACTTCGGATTCCACTGAACCGTGAATGCCACCCAGACCAAACACAAAAGTAAATCCATTGACGACAGCGGTGAGGTCATTAAAGACTCCTTTGGTTTCGGTGATTGATTGATCCTTGAGCCAGTTCATCACCCTGGTGAACTCGGGATGCTCAAACTCGATCCACGGCAGTATGGCGTCCTTGAGATGAATCACGGGGCGCGGGGTCTGCCTAGGTGTGCGCCCCTTGGGGCCGAAGTCGTAACAGGCAACACCGGCTTCTTCCAGCTTCATGACGAAGTAGTCCTTGCCGATCTTGGTGTCGTTGTGGTTCATGAAGTCGCGGTTGTACTTGTGCGTGAGTTCTTCACGAAACCGGATCATGCCCAAGGTGTGGTGGTAGAACGCCTTGGTCTGCGCCACATCGTGCGCGTTGTACTTCTTGAGCACTTGAATCTGTTCAGGGTTCAAGATGGTGCCGACCTTGAACGGCAGGTCTTCAATGTTGTCCGAGCGCATGTTGAACTCAAGCACCTTGAGACTGGTGGACCGGGCGCGGTTGTCAAAGTGGTGAATTTTGAACAGGTCGATCTGCTCAACGAATCGGTCAGACGGGTTGATCTGGTGCATCCACTTACCACCCTCGTCATCGTCTTGCGAGTTGATGATTGCCATCGCCTTGTCGTACAGGGCGCGGGAATCGCTGTAACCCATGCGGATCAAGGTGTGCAGGACGGGGTAGTCAAACCCGAGGTTGTTGAACCCGATCATCCTGGCGTTGGTGTCCTTAAGATACCCAAGGAACTCAATGATCTCTTTGGAGTCGTTGCGCCAGCCGCTGATCTCAAAGGACCAGCGCAGCGGGGCGTCTGCGTGTTCTACTGCCAGCGTGAACACGTTGGGGTATGTCTCGATGTCAAACACATAGTCGTTACTCATTACGGTTACCGGGTTAGGTGGGGTGATGCTGCTAGTTCCTCATTTCCATCTTGCGATGTGCTGTCCCACAGCTCCTCATTTAACTTGCAGCCTCGGTATGCAAGCACATCACCCCAATTCAATTACGCCAAGAACGATGGCAGGCCAGCAAACGGTGCAGCAGGCATAGCAGAAGGGGCCACAGCACCAAAAGCAGCAAGAGCACC